CCTGGGCCCCCGATGGACCCAGGGCGGCGCGAGGCGGTTCCATCTGTCTCGTGGGAGACCCTCGCGCCACACTTGATCAACCTTGATCGCTCGCCGGCGCCCCCTGGAGGCGCGCGAGGTTGCGGTCGTAGGCCGCTCTGATTCGCTCGCGCTCCTCGGGAGGAGCTCCAGCGATCCGGACCGACGCTTTTTTCAGCTCGCGCACCGTGGTGACGTTGTCGAGCTGGAGCTCGAGCAGGTCCCACGAGCTCATCTCAGCCGAGGCCTGACGAGCAGGAGAGACGTCCCCGAGGACGTCCGCCGGCTGCTCCTCTGTAGGGGTGGAGGGCAGGGCGGCGGACGCCTCGGGAGGTGCAACGGAGCCCTCACCCGGCCGCCTATCGGAGGTGGTTGACGGGGTTGAATCCGCCATGGCAGGCGAGGGCTCCTTCTCGGTGTCGTCGACGACCTCCCCAGTCTCGGGGAGGACTCTCATTCCCAACTCTCGGGTTGGGATCGCCGTCGCGTCGATGATGAGGCCATCCTCCACTTCCTCGGTCTCCCTCATCCCCATGGAGATCTCGGGCGCGTGTGTGCGCACCCAGAAGGACGCGGAGCGATACATGAACATTTGCTCCGGCATGGTCCGCCACTTACTGCAGAGCCCGCCGTTCTTGTCTTTGCGGTCCCACCAGCCCTCCGCCTTCACCATGGCCAAAGTGACCCAGGCGCCGTAGAGCCTCTCCTGGAGCGGACGGCCGACGGAGTCCTTCTCCACGGTCCACGCCCGGCATCCCCATTCGTCCGATCCTGGCTTGCCCTTCCACTCGTAGCGGAGAGCCGCGTACCGCCCGGAGCTATTCACGGACGCGACGAGAAACTGGGCCGAGAACGAGGGCACTCCGTAGACCACATTCAGGTGTTGCATCACCATGAGTGGGTCGGCGCCCATTCTGCCGGCCATGTTGAGCGCGATCACCACGTTGGGCAGATTGTTGGCGCCCTGGTAGCGGCGCGGGACAAGGTCGCTCGCTGTAAACATCTTTGCGCACCGCTGGAGAGCCTCGAAACCCTGCACCGTGTCCATCGACATACGGATGGGTTTGAGCTCCTTGTTGTCTGTCTGTGCGCCAGCGGGCGGAAGCGCCCGCGTGTCCGAATACATGCTGCTCGTGATCGCCATGAGTCACCTCCGATGTTGGAGGCGACGGTAAGCGAAGAAATACCGATTCGTCAACCGCTTTTTGTCATCGTTGACTTACATCATCGACGACACACGCGCGACGCGCCAAGATCAAGAAATGGAGGGACTTATGGGTCGGGGGGCCGCCGAGCCAGATCGCGGAGCTCGCCTCGCGAAGCCAGTCTACTTCCGACTCTGACAAGGCGGGCTCGAGAGTGATCGCCCAAGGCGAGGACAGGAAAGCCTCGATGCTATACCCCGCGGGCGACCATTCGTGATCGCGCCATAATTCGGCAATCGGGACGTCCAGCTTGCGGGCTAGCTTGGCCAAGGTCATAGCGTCGAAACGTTGCGTCTTGCCCGTTTCAATCTCCGTGACGGTGGGGCGGGCGAGATCGCTTTCTTCGGCCAACTCGTCTTGAGACCAACCGCGCTGGGAACGGAGGCGCCGGACGTTGCGACCAACCAGGGTTGGTTGCCGTTTCGTTTTGATTCTCCCACCCGGCGACTTCATCGCCGCATGGTAGCCCCTGCCGAAAACAAGAGCATGACACCCTTGCTTGACAAAAGACCCCCGAGAATCTCTTCTTTGTGGTTAGCCTTGGATGACAAAGGAGTCGATTGACATGGCAGTATCCAAAAAGCGCTCAGTTAGCCGTCTAGTCGGGCGTCGCATTAGAGAATTGCGGACCGCTCGAGGTTTGACCCAAGAAGTCCTGGCGAAGAGGGCACGCTTGGCCCGTCCGACTGTATCGATCATTGAGGTGGGCGAGACCATCAACGCGCGGCTCGCGACCATCGATCAGATAGCCCAAGCACTTGGGGTTTCCATGGGGCAGTTGTTCGGATCTATCGAATAGTCCGCAAGACCGGGGCCCTATCTTGTCCAGAGAAAGGGCCCCGAAAAGACATGAGACTTGAAGGGAGCCGTGTAATGCCACGTCCGCCCGTGCGGAGCAAGTCGCAGTTATCGTCCCCCCTGAATTTAGAGCCTCCGAGAGCCTCCGGCCAGGCGGGAGATTCTCCGGAGAATCTCCCGGAGAAACCAAGACACTTCACTTCTTCTCGCGGGGGGCTCCCTGTCCTCCCTGTCTCCGTAGATCTTCCTCGCCACCTCAAGATCATGGCGCTCAAGCGGGCGCTGGGCCCTACATCCCCCTGGTATCTCATGGAGATCTGGCTCTGGGCCGCCACCAATGCCCCGGATGGGGTTATTCGCGGAATTTCTTCAGCCGGCATTCTCCGCGGAGAATCTGGAGAATCTCCGGAGATCTCCGCGATCGACGCAATCGAGTCTGTCGCGGGCTGGAACGGGCCTCCCGGAAAGCTCGCAAATTGCCTATTTTCGCTCCGCTTGATCGACAAAGTCGACGATGGCTTAGCAATACACGACTGGGAAGACCACGCGAGCGCCTTCGCTGAAAAATCCTTAAGAGAATCAAACGACAGGGCGAGAAAAAAGGCTGCTTACTGGGCCAAGAAGGGGCTTTCGCCGCCTGCATACGATGCCAGAAAAAAGACTGCTAGTATTCTCCGCGGAGAATCCGCGGATACTCCGCGAGTCTCCTCTATAGAGATAGAGGGAGAGATAGAGGGAGAGTATGGTTACCGATCGCCTGGCGGCGCTCGGTCGCTGGCCCCAGCCACTCGCGCCGTGGGCCCATGGCTTCCAATGAACCTCCCCGGAGAATCTCCGGAGAAAGCAGAGAACCCCTCTACTCGCCCTTGCCTGGAATCGAAGAGGTCTCCCGGAGAATCTCCGGAGAAAGCAGAGAGCCCCTCTACTCACCAGGCGATCTTTGATTGCTGGGCGCGCCTATGGCGGGAGCTACGCACCGATGAGCCCTACCTTTTCTCGGGCGCCAAGGACGGCGCCTCTGTCAGACGACTGCTAGCGGTCCCGGGCGCGACACCGGCCGAGATCGAAGCTCGCATGAAACGGGCCTTTGCGGATTCATGGTTCCGCAATCACGGCACCCTTTCCGTTTTCTGTTCACAATGGAGTCAATGGGCAATTCCGAAAAACGCGAACGGATCTTTTGGGCCCGAACCCTGCCCCCCTTTCGGAGTCCACAAGACTGGACCCGTTCCGATGACCTGACATGGAAGAACCGAAGCATGTAAGCCAGGCCATCCGGCACTGGCAGGAACACATAATCGACCCCGACAAGCGCCGCGAGGTCGATACCCTGTTCGTCCGCGCGGATAAAGTCGAACGCGACTGGCTCGATCGCATGCAAGCGGAACGGATCGCCCGCAATCGCAAAGATGCCCGAATTCCGCAAATTTACCTGGAATCTCTCGAGCACCTGGAGGAGACGGATTCTGTCGCCCAGGTGCGTGCATTCCTGGCGGAGCCGAAAGTCTTCCTACTCATGTGTGGAGATACGGGGGTCGGAAAATCGGTGGCAGCATGCTGGGCGCTCGAGCAGAAAGGCGGTCTATTTGTCGAGGCCTCTATTCTCCTCTGTCGTCCATCATGGGACGACGAACACTGGGATCCGGCTCGCGACGCTCGGATCCTGGTGATAGATGACCTCGGAGCCGAACAGGCAGGGGAAAAAAACTTCGAAAACACCAACCTTCTGTCGCTGATGAGCCACCGCTACGCGGACCTCAAAAAAACCATCATCACAACTAATATGACGTGGGAGCGGTTCAAACTGCGATACGCCTCCGCCGATGGCGGCCGAACGATCGACCGATTGAGAGACGCAGGAAGGGTGTTCTCGGTCAGTGGAAGGTCACTGAGATCGGCCCAAAGAGGCGAACCGAAACACCCCTAATGGGGGTCAAAATGCCCGACCGCCTGAGAGCCTCCAGGAGCCGCCGGAAACCTCGCCCGACCCGAGGCCAGGACATCGCCCGCAAAACGCGCCACGCGGGCAGGGAGGAGGCAATTTGCCGTGCCCAAACTCCTCTCCTCTCGGTGGCATCGTCACCGGCACTCGACCGCGTGGGATCCCTCCCCGATCCCACCCGCCACCTGCGAAAACTGCCGGCATGTGGCGCCCCTGATCTGGGTCGCGTTTCGCGCACCTATATTAAGGTGGGTGCGGCTCTGCGGAATTTGCACGGACAGGCATGTTTCCAGGCTCGAGCACGACACTTTGAGTCAATCTCGAACGCCCCGACTTTGACTCACCGTATTGGCTCGCGGGCCGCCGAATATCACCAGGAGCGAAAGCCTCCCAAAAAAAAACCCCCGATGCTCTTGAGCAGCGGGGGGGTAAACGTGCCCGCCTACGGGCGTAGCGGATACGTCCTATTTAGCCCGAAGACTCTTCGCCAGTCGAGCATGCTTGCGGAGCCCATCCGCAGTGGTCGAGACGCCTTTCCGGCGCTCGGATGCCAGCACATGCACGATTGCCAGGTAGATGGAGGGAATGACGCGTTTCCTCTTTTCCCACTTACGGATGGTCTCAGGCGTCACCTGGAGCAATTCAGCCAGCGAATCGATCCGCAAACCGACGCGCTTCCTGAGCCAAACAAAGCCCATGGGTCCGCGGATACCGTCACGAAGCAAGCCGCGAATCATGTGGTCTTCAAGTTTCTTCATCACAGAAAGGCTGAAGAAGCACTCTTTACACTGCACGCATCTCGTCACCATGGCGGTCGTGCGATATTCGATTCCATCGACGTCCCAACTGGAATGGTATTTCGCAGATACGAATTTAGTACCCGTACACCAGCAACACCTTTTCATTCTCCACCCGCCCATTCATCCTCCATTGTGGTGCAGGTCGAGGCGAATTTCGGTTGGCACCTTCGAGGCCCTGCGCCTGGCGCGCAATCGGTCCATTGTTTTGCGGCTCCCCTCCATCGCATCCAATACCATCCCGCTCACCAGGGCATTCGCCCGGGAGTCGATAGGGCACTTTCCGTGCTCCCACCGCGAGATTGTTTCCGGGGACACGTCGAGCAGCTCGGCCAGCTCGACGGAGGTAAGCTCCAGCGCGCCGTGCATGAATTTGAAGGCGTCCGGGGTACTCAGCTCGAGGCCGGCCAACTCACCAGCCACGGCCAGATCGAAGGCCGCCAGATCCCCGCCGGCATAGACTTCCTCTTCGCACTTAGGACAGCGGGTGCATGGAATCGTGGCTTTGAAGGTACAACCTCCGATGACTCGATCGATCTCGGCAGTAGCCCTCTCCAGTCTCTCGCTCTTGCATTTCCAGCAACGCTTCATGACCCACCTCGGCATCAAAAAACCGTCACGACCAAGAGATCGTCTTCGATTGCCAACACGACCGTAAGCTCACAACCCGAGAAATCGAAGCTGGGCACCTTCCAGCACTCATTCTCCTGGAGGATGCACTTCTGGGCGGTAACGAGCGCATGCCGGATCGCCTGTTCATTGATGTTCCGCTCTCTCATGCGTCGCAGGGCATGCCTGGAATACTCGATCCGATGCGCCTTGGCGTATCCCCGGATCACCTCAAGGGCTTCGGTTTCGCTCGTTCTCACAACCCATAATTGCACATTTCTTGACGCGGCGTCAAGGGAGTGGCGAAGACTGCCAGAATTTTCCACCCGGGGGATAAGGAGCCACATGCAGCCCGCAGAAAGCGCAGTAGACGTCCTCGTCGTCCTCGGCCGTTGCGTGGTCTACGGCATCGCCGGGATGGGCATCATCTTCGTAATCGGCACCCTCTCGGCCTACGCGGCCGGGTGCCTGATCACCAACTCCTGGAACCCCTTCGAGCGCCGGGCGCGCGACCCGCACGCCCCGGACCAGCCGCGGGATCCCTACCAATGAGAGATCTCTGGGTACTCTGCCAATACCTGGCAGCCTCCCTCTCCGTGGGAGCGCTGGTGGTCGGCCTGCTCTGGGTGTGGGACCGATACTTCACCGTGAGGAGATGACCGCATGAAACCCAAAAAGAAGCCTGCCCCTGCCTCCCCTGCCCCGCGCGTGCTCACCGAAGAGGCCGCCCGCTCGATCGTAGAGCGGCTCCGGGCCCACCGGATAGAGCAGCTCCGACAGCAGATCCGCCAGGCGGAAGGCCATCCTCGAGTAGCTTCGTTCGTCGAGCGCGCCACCGGCAAGGTGAGGCCGCCGAAATGAAAATCACGATCCCGATCCGCACCGTCTCGGCCGCGAACGCCCACGAGCTCCCCTTCGTCCGGGCGCGCAGGACGAAGTCCGAGCGCGCGAGCACCTGGGGTGCCTGGATGGCCATGCCGAACGCGGAGAGATGCGCCGCCCGCAAGCTCAAGTCCTGGCGGATCACGCTCACCAGGTGCACGCCCGGGAGCCGGCGCTTGGACGACGACAATCTCCCGCCCGCGCTCAAGGGCATCCGGGACGAGATCGCGAGGCAATTGGCCGTAGACGATGGCGACCCGCGGATAGAGTGGCGCTACGCGCAGCAACGGAGCGCCTGGGCCGTGCTCGTAGACATCGAGGAGGGAGGGACCCGTGCAGACTGACCCGCAGGAAGACCTGATAGCGCGCGAGATCGAGGCCGTGGCCCAGCTCCTATCCGGAGTCCGGGAGCCGGGCGAGTCCTCGGCCGCATGCATCGCGCGGCTCATCCGGACGACCGACCACCAGCGGTCCGAGAACGCCCGCCTCTCGGCCGAGAATGCCCTCATGCTCGCCGCGGTCCTGCGGGTGGAGTGCGCGATCGGAGAGTGGAGAGACAAGCTCCACGCTCGGACCTCGCTTTAGAGCTCAATCTCGAGGCCCTGGCTGAACGCCCCCTCGACGATCTTGGTGGCGACCAAAGAGACAGGGACCTTGTGCTGCGCCGCGAGGTCCTCGAGGAGACGGACGTCTGCATCCTCGAGGAAGAGCGCGCATCGCACCTTACGGCGCCCCACGAAAGAACCATGGGGCCCGCGTAGGGCCGTGAGTGGCCGGCCTCGAGCTCGCTGGACGGAGTGGGCCGAGCAGAGGCCTCGGACTCGGGCATCTCGAGCGCATCCTGGGAACGTGCAGGTTTTCATGTCCTCGTGCTAACAGATAGACTCTGTCTGTCAACATAAATGTGGTGAGAGGTATACAGGTTTGTTGCACTGATCTCCGCACTCAGGGTAAAGATCAGATCGGAGCCTAGCTACCTCCTCGCGAAGGCAGTCTCCCCTCCCCGACCAACCCCGGGGAGGGGCCTCTAAGGGTTGCCAGGACGGAATTTGCAGACTCCGAAGACCCCGAAGACATCGAGGAAGCCAGGGCTCAACGCCCGACAACGCGCTTTCGTTTCTGAATACCTGAAAGACAAGAACGGCAAGCAGGCCGCGATCCGGGCGGGGTACGCCAAGACCACCGCGGAGGCCCAGGCGGGCCGCTTGTTGGCTTGCGTCGGGGTTCGCGCCGCCATCGAAGCGGCATTCTCGAAGCTCGAGAAGCGAAACGAGGACCTCGCCGACAAAGTGATCCGCGAGCTCTCCCGCATCGCCCTCTCCGACATCCGCGATCACTTCGCCCAGGACGGCAAGCTCCTCCCGCCCCACCTGCTCTCCGATGACTCCGCCGCCGCGGTCGCCTCCCTCGAGAGCGAGGAGCGCTTCGATCGCGCCGCGGAAATGCCGTTCGTCGTGAAGAAGATCAAGCTCTGGCCGAAGGTGGAGGCACTACGGACCCTTTGCGACCACCTCGGGCTCACCCGCCAGCGCGTGGAGGTCTCGGGGCAGGTCACCTCGATCCAGGTGGCGGACCCCTACGCCGCGAAGGCCTCGACGGATGACGAGGGGCAGGAATGACCGTCGCCCGTGTCGAGCTGGGCTTCGTGCCCTACCCTCACCAGCGCGAGGCCCACGCGGCCCGGAAGAGATTCTCTGTCGTGGTATGGCACCGCCGAGCTGGCAAGACCTTCTGGGCGCTCGGAGAGCTCTTCCTCTCCGCCTGCTCGTGCACTCTCCCGCGTCCGCGGTACGCCTACGTGGACCCCTTCTTGAAGCAGGCCAAGGCAATCGCCTGGCCCTACCTGAAGGACTTCGCCCTCCGGCTTCCGGGCACCAAGATCAATGAGAGCGACCACGTCGTGACCCTCGCGAACGGCGCCACGATCTGGCTCCTCGGCGCCGACAACCCTCCCTCCCTCCGCGGGGTGTACTGGGACGGAGTGGTCCTCGACGAGTACGCCGACATGAGGCCGGACACCTGGACTCTGATTCTCCGGCCGACCCTCATCGATCGGCGCGGGTGGGCCATCTTCATCGGGACGCCGAACGGGCCCGACGCCTTCCAGCAGGTCTACGAGACGGCCAGCTCCGGCGCGGATCCAAACTGGTATGCGGACCTCCGGACGGTCGACGATACCGGACTCATCCCGGACGACGAGCTCGAGGCCCTCAAGCGCGACATGCGGCCGAACGAGCTCGCTCAGGAGCTCTACTGCGACTTCACCGCCGCCGCGACCGACACCCTGATCAGCCTCATCGACGCGAGCCTCGCGACGAAGCGGACGGTGGAGCTCGCCGAGTACCGCTTCGCCCCCCGCATCCTCGGCGTGGACGTCGCGCGGATGGGAGACGATCAGACCGTCCTAGCCTTCCGTCAGGGCCTCCACGTCGAGCCCTTCCGCGTGGAGGCGAAGCTCGACACGATGCAGGTCGCGGATATCGTCGCCGGCGAGATCGAGCGCTGGGACCCGGACGCGACCTTCATCGACATGGGAGCTTGCGGAGCTGGGGTCTTCGACCGCTTGCGGATGCTCGGCTACAAGCGGATCCACGGCGTGGACTTCGGGGGCAAGGCCAGCCAACCGAGGTACGAGAACAAGCGAATCGAAATGTGGGACTCCTTGCGCGACTGGCTCAAGGTCGGCTCCCTCCCCCCGCGCGACCACGAGCTCCTGACCCAGCTCGCCGGGCCCAAAGTCCAACACAAGAACGACTCGGGCCGGATGCAGCTCGAATCGAAGGACAGCATGAAAAAGCGAGGTCTCCGCTCTCCAGACAAGGCCGACGCCCTCGCCCTCACCTTCGCGTTCCCCGTCCGCCCTCGAGCGCTCGCCGAGGAGCTCGCCCAGCGCGGCGCCTCCCTGCGCCCGCGAGAGGGACGGTGCGTGTCCGAGCTCGACGCCGAGGCCAGACAGGAGGCTTGCTGATGGGTGCTATGAGATTGCCCTACTACGCGGGAGGCATCGGCGACGACGTCCGCCGTAACGCGATCGACCCGGACAAACCGAAGTATGCGAACCCCTTCTCCGAGGACCCCGGGACGACGCTCGAGGAGCCGCGGCGCTTCGGGAACGAGGACCCCGGAACCACCCTCGAGGAACCGAAGCGCTTCGGCACGGAGAGCCCCGCAGGCCCCGGGAAATACAGCACAAATGAGGACCCGCACCTCAAGACCACGCCTGCAGCTCCCATGCCCCTCCCGGAGCCCTACCGCAAGCTACCAACCCGCGAGACGGTCGACCGCGCCGCGATGGACGCGGAGGCCGCTTTCCGGGCGCGCATGGCCGCGCGCAAGGGCTACGCGGGCACCTTCCACTCCGGCGACCACCCAGGCACGGGACCGACCACGGAGCCGGCCGGCCTGACTCCGCTCGCGGACCGGGACGTCCGCATTCCGAACCCGAAGCCGAACCCGGTCAAGTGGGATCCCGCGTGGCTCTACGGGCCCGGCGGGCCCTTCGCGCTCGGTTCATCCCGGCTCAGCCGCAAGTGAGGACCCATGGCCGCGCTCTCCAAAAAGGCCCAGTACCTCCAGCGCAAGGCCGAGCTCGAGCTCGAGCGCGCCTCGTGGCTCGATCTCTGGCGCGACCTCAACGATCAGTTTTGCCCGCGCCTCGGGCGCTTCCTCGCGTCCGAGCAAAACAAGGGCGCCAAGCTCAATGAAAAAATCGTCAACTCGAGCCCCCTGAACGCCGTCCGGATCCTCGCGTCCGGAATGATGGCGGGTTGCTCGTCCCCCTCCCGTACGTGGTTCAGACTGACCACACCTGATCCAGAGCTCGCCGAGCAGGACGCCGCCAAGGTCTGGCTGCACTGGGTCGAGGAGCGCATGAGGAAGGCCATGGCCTCCTCGGATCTCTACCTCGCCCTGGCGCGCGGCTACGAGGAGGAGGGCGTTTTCGGGACTGGCCTCCTCTGGATTGAGCCCGCGAAGACCGGAGACAAACTCCTCCATGCCGAGACGATCCCGATCGGCCAATACTGCCTCGCCTGCGGGGAGGACGGCCAGGTCGACACGCTCTACCGCGCCTTCCGGATGACCGTGCGCCAGCTCGCGCAGAAATTCGGCCTCGAGGCCTGCTCCGCGTCCGTGCGCCGCGAGTACGAAGAGAAACACTTCGACACCTGGCACGACGTATGCCACGTCGTCGAGCCCCGCTCCCTGCGCGACGAGGCGAGCCCGCTCGCGCGGGACATGCCTTGGGCGAGCACCTGGTTCGAGGTGGCCTCGGACGAGGACCAGCTCCTCCTGGAGTCCGGCTACGAGGAGAAGCCCTTCGCCGCCTCCCGGTGGTATCTCACGGCGGGGGACGTCTACGGGCGCTCCCCCGCGATGGACTGCCTCGGCGACGCGAAGGCGCTCCAGAAGCTCGAATCCCGCAAGCTCCTCGCCCTGGAGAAGTACGTGAATCCCCCCATGGTCGGCCCCTCCTCGCTCCGCGAGGACCGCGCTTCCCTGCTCCCCGGGGACATCACCTACGTGGACACGGTCTCCGGCGGGCAGACCTTCCAGCCCGCGATCCGGATCGACCCGGGCGCGCTCTCCGAGATCGGCAAGGAGATCCTCCGCCACGAGCAGAGGATCGATGACGCGATGCTCGTTTCGATTTTTATGATGCTCAGCCAGACGGACCGCCGGCAGATCACGGCCACCGAGATCGAGGAGCGCAAGGAGGAGAAGTCCCTCCAGATAGGCCCCGCGCTCGAGCGCCTCCACTACGAGAAATTCGGGCCCATGATCGCCCGCGTCTTCGGCATCATGAACCGCGCCGGCCTCATCCCTCCCCCGCCCCCGGAGCTCCAGGGGACCGAGCTCAAGATCGAATTCGTCTCCGTGCTCGCCGCCGCTCAGAAGCTCACGGGCGTGGTCTCCATCGAGCGATTCTCCAGCTACATGGGCAACCTCGCCGCGGCGCTCCCCGAGGTGATCGACGTGCTCGAGCCCGACAAGGCCGCCCGAGAGTATGCCGCGGCCGTGGGCCTGAATCCCGAGCTCCTGCGCGCAGAGGAGGAGGTCCTCGCCATGCGCAAGCAGAGGACCGAGCAGGCGCAGCAAGCCCAGCAAGCGCAGCTCGCCGCGCAAGGCGCTCAGACCGCCCAGACGGTGGCCCAGGGCGCGCAGACACTCTCTCAGACGGACATACGCGGGGATAGCGCTCTCTCTCGGCTCATCTCCGCTAGCGGCGCAGGTCTCGCGCCAGGAGTGGGCCAGGCATGACGAAGAAGGCAGGCACCCTTTCGGACGAGCAGGCCCAGGCCTCGGCGCGGCGCCGCGAGAAGGACCGCAAGCGCCAGGACCGCGAGGACCTCCGCGCCGTGATGAACCACGAGCCAGGGCGCCGGTGGGTCTACCGCCTCGTCTACGGCCACCTGCGCCTACTCTCCGGCTACTCCGGGAATGACCAAGGACTCTACCGCTACCTGGGCCGCCAGGACGCCGGCCGGGAGCTCCTCCAGCGAATCCAGGAGCAGGTCCCCGACCTGCACGAGCGGATGGTCCTCGAGCAGGTCGCAGCAATCAAAAAATCTCAGCAACTCGATCCGGACCCGGAAAAGGAACCCGAAGATGGCAATTGAGACCACCCCCGCTACCACGACAGCTCCTCAAGTCCCCGCCCCGGCCTCGGCCGAGGCAGGGCAGGCGCCAGCCCAGGCACCTGCTCAAGCCGCACCGGCGACCCCGCCGGCCGCGGAGAGCACGCCCGAACCCGCCACTCTCCTGGGAAGAGAGGCCTTCGAGAGACAGCAGAAAGCCGCCACCGAGCCCGCCGGCGAGGCGAAAGCCCAGGAGCCCGCGCAGGCCACGGAGGCAGAGTACGAGCTGAAAATCCCCGAGGGGATGGTTCCCGACGATACTTTGCTCGGCCAATTCAGGCCGCTCGCCAAGGAGCTTGGGCTCAAGGCCGAACAGGCCCAGAAGCTCGTGGACCTCTATGTCGGTCGGCAACAGGCCCAGGCGGTCGAGGCCCAAGCGAACCAACGCGCTACCACGCGGGCGTGGGCCGAGGACTTGAAGAAGGATCCGGAGATCGGAGGAGCCCAATTCGATAGAAACATCGATGTCGCGCGCCAGGCCGCCACGAAATTCGGCGGCCCGAAGCTCCTCGAGCTCTTCGACCGGACAGGCCTCGGTTCACATCCCGACGTGGTCCGCACGTTCCTTCGAATGGGTCGCCTCCTCCAGCCTGATCAGGTCGCAGCAACGATCGGCGCTCCGCCCCCTCAGACCCAGAAAAAACCATGGGAGATTCTCTACCAGAACTCCCACTACAAGCAGAGGTAAGCCATGGCAACGCTGAACGCCACCCGGGGAACCCTCCTCGACGTGGTCCGAATGATGGACCCCACCGGCAAACTGATGTCCGTCGCCGAGGTGCTGGCGCAAACCAACGAGATGCTGAAAGACATCCCGTGGGTGCAAAGCAACGGGCCCACCCAGAACGTCGTGACGGTGCGCAGCTCCCTGCCGACCGCCGCCTTCGCGCGGATCAACAGGGGCATCGCCGCGCAGAAGGCGACCACCGAGCAACTGCAGGACACAATGGGTGTCCTCGACATGAACAACGAAGTCCACGACCTCATGGAGAACGTGGCCGCCGGCCAGCTCCCGCAGTACCGCTGGAAGCAGGACCAGGCCTTCCTCGAGTCCATGGCGCAAATGGCCGCTCAGACGTTCGTCTACGGGAACGAGGATTCGAACCCCGCAGCCTTCACTGGCCTTGCGCCTCGATTCGGCGCGACCACCGCCACCTATGGGAGCCAGCTCGTCCTTGGCGGCGGAGCGAGCACCGACAATACCTCGATCTGGATCGTCGACTGGGGCGAGGATTCGGTCTACGGCATCCATCCCCCGGGCGTGCCCGCGGGGTTGCAGACCGAGGACATGGGGCGCCAGCGCGTGACCGATGGCGACGGGTACGCCTTTTGGGCCTGGGTCTCCAGGTTCAAGTGGAGCCTCGGGCTTGTGGTCGAGAATTACAAGCACGTGGCTCGGATCTGCAATATCGACGCCTCGGATCTGGCTGACGCGGGAGAGTCCGGTTACGCGGGCGCAAACCTCGTTTCCCTGCTCGTCAAGGCGCTCCACAAAATGGATCCTCCTGGAGGCCGGCGCCGCGTGATCTATGCCAACGAAACGGCGTTGACGGCGCTCGATCTGCTCGCCAACAACAAATCCACTCTCGCCGTCGGGTATCGTGAATACGCGGGCGAGGAGGTCCTCTCCTTCCGCCAGTATCCAATCCGCCGTGTGGACCAGATCACGGTCGCCGAGGCCACGATCAGCTAACCCCCTACCCTATCCATCTTCCGCGCCCGCGGCGCAGGCCTCGGGTTCAGAAAGACGAGAAAACTCCATGTTCTTAGACTCTGAATTGCTGTTTTCCAACGCGCAGGCGGTCACGGCGACGGCCGCCTCCACCAATATCCTCGACCTGGGCGCCGCCAAAGACCTGGGCGCAGGCGAGCCCCTGGACTTATTCATTCAAGCCTCGACCGTACCCACGGACGACTCAGGATCCGACCTGACCCTCAACGTCGCCCTGCAGATCGACTCCGATGCGGCCTTCGGGTCGGCCACCACCGTGTGGAGCCGGACTTTCACCATGGCCGAGCTGGTGGCCATGGTCCCGACGGCCGGAGGCATGCTCTCCTACGTCCCCGGCGTCTTCCCTTGGGGCTCAAAAGAGAGATACGCGCGCCTCTATTACACGGTCGCGAACGGGACCCTGGGAGGCGGGACCTACACGGCCGGCCTCTGCAAGGGCAAGCCCGCCAACGCGGGCGTGACCGGATAACCCCACACATCATGTGACGCCCGGGCGGGCGCTCGTCGAGGCCCGCCCTGGCCGAGGTCCAAAAATGGCAACCTACCTGATCAAGACCAACTACTGGGACGGAGCACACCTCTACACCGCGGACGCCCGCCATCCCGCGGTGATCGAGGTGCCCGACTCGACCCCTCCCTCCAGGTCGTGGGAGCCGATGGATGAGGCCGCGCGATCAGCCCTGGCCGCTCTGTTCACCGCTGACCTGGCCAAGGCGGAGGCCCTCGTCAAGAAGCACTCCGATAAAGAGATCGTGGCCATGCACCAACACCGAGCGGACCAGGCCTCCGAGGCGCTCGAGCGGGTGAAGGCGCAGGGACTCGGCAGGGTCCCCGAGCGCGCGCCGGCGAAGGAGCAGAGCTGGAAGGCGGGGCTCAAGCCCCATTCCCGCGGCTATATGGCCCCAGCGGAGACGCCAGATCCGAGCGCGACCAAAGATGAGGGCGACGCAAAGAAGGTGAAGCTCGGGCGCTCCGCGACGTAACGCAGGGTAACGCAGGGTAACGCAGGGTAACAGGGCACAGGGAGGCGCGATGGCCACGAGCGCAGTCCAGGTCTGCAACATGGCCCTCTCAAGGGTAGGGTCCTCCGCGTTCATCTCGGCCCTGGACGAGGACACGCCAGAGGCCGAAATGTTGAACCTCTACTACGAGCCGAAGCGAGACGGCCTGCTCGAGCTCGGCGCCTGGCCCTGGGCGACCCGCCGGGTGGCGCTCTCGGCGCTCGCGTCCCCGGACGCGACCACGGAGGAGGTCTGGAGCTACGTCTACACGCTCCCCGCGGACTGCCTGCAGGTGCAGGACCTCTGGAGCGGCTCCCGCACTCCGACCGCGTCTGATCGGATCCCCTTCGCGGTGGAGTGGGACGCGACCAACGCCTGCCGGGTGCTCTGCACGGACGAGGAGGACGCGGTCCTCGTCTACACCCGGAAGGTGACGGACGTCGCTGCCTACCCGCAGCACTTCGTCGAAGCCCTCGTCTGGGCGCTCGCCGCCGAGCTCGCGCTGGGCTTGATCGGCAAGCCGGAGCTCTTCGCGAACGCCCAGGCCATGGCCGACCGGGCGCGCTCCAGGGCCGTGGCCAAGGCAGGGAACACGAACCGCCCTGACGTCCCAGCGGTATCCGAATTCGAAGCCGAGAGGGCCTGATCTGATGATGATCAAGCAGAACAGCTTCACCGGCGGAGAGCTCTCCCCCCGCACCTACGCGCGCTCCGACCTCGAGCGCTACGGGACCGCCCTCCGGATCTGCGAAAACTTCATTCCGCGCCAGCAAGGAGCCTTGCAAAACCGCCCAGGGCTCCAGTATTGCGGGCCTCCAATGGTCATGGGGGAGATGTCCTGGTGTGGCGGCTACCGAATCGCCGCCTTCACGATGACCGACGGCTACACCTACGTCTTGACCTTCGGCCCCGCCGGGATCCGTGTCTTCTACGACGGCTCCCCGCTCCTCTACTCCACGGACATCTACGACGACGACACGCCCCCGAACCTCATCCATTCGGAGGGCGACCCAGTCACGGTCGGGATCGAGCTCCTCGCCGCGGCGCTCTGTCAGTCCGACGAGGAGACCGCCTGGTCCTTCGCGCAGTGTGGCGACGAGATCTCGATCGTCTCGTACCTGCCCCGCATCGCCGGTGAGGACGACGCGCATTGTCTCGCCGCAAAACTCATCTACGAGGGCCCGGACTATTGGACCTTGATCGCTCAGCCCTTCGAGTCCTCGGAGGACGCTGTCGCGGACCTCGCCTTCGTAGGCACGCCGGACGAGGACGGGAACGACGACCACCCGCCGAAGACCTGGTCATGGTACGTGACCGCGATCATGGATGAGACCGGGGAGGAGACTCCGGTCTCCGCCGAGCTCAAGACCTCGTCAGGGTTGATCGCGCTCTATCCCGACATGGCCGAAGTCCTGATGGACTGGACCGCGAAGGACGGCGCATCCCTCTACCTCGTCTACAGATCGCGATTCGGGAAGTCCGGGCTCGTGGGCTCCACCCTCGAAACTAGCTTTTGCGACGACGGCTCGATCGCCCCGGACTACACCTGCCCGATCCCGCGCTCGAGCTACTGGAACGAGGACACGACGAGCGTCTGCTTCTTCCAGCAACGGCAGGTGTACGGGTGTCTCCCGCAGACGGTCCGCTTCTCCGAGGTCGCCGACTTCCGATTCTGGGACATCGTAGGCCGGACCTACGACACGGCCCCGATCGAGCACCGCCTCGCGTCGCAGTATGCGGACGTGATCAATCGACTGATCCCGATTGGTCGCGGTCTGATCGCCCTCACGGAGACAGCCGAGCACTCACTCCAGGGAGGAGAGAACGGGATCACCCCCACGAAATGCGAGATCCTCACGCACTCGCGCCACGGGAGCGCCGCCCGGCCTCCCCCCGCCGTGGTCGACAACTATCTCGTTTGGGCCCTCCCGAACGGCCGGATCCGAGATCTGGCTTACGACTCCACCTCGGAGTCCTACGGCGGGCAGGAGCTCTCCCTCTTCGCTGACCACCTCTTCGAGGGACTGACCGTCTATGACATGGCCTGGCAGGCGGACGAGCACGTCCTCTGGGTGATCCTCTCGGACTACTCGCTCCTCTCCCTCACCTACCTGCGGGATCAGCAGATCTGGGGATGGGCTCGACACGAGACTTGCTCCGGGGATGATCAATTCCGGGCCGTGTGTGTCGCCCGCGAGGACGGGCGGGACGTGCCCTACTTCATCGTGCGTCGCGACGTCGACGGCAACGCGACGTACTACCTCGAGCGCCTCACCCCGCGGAACGGGGTAGAGCTCTGCGACCTGGTCCTCCTGGACTGCGCCGTCTCGTGGGACGGAAGGAACACGAACCCCTATCGGACCATGGAGATCGGCGCGTCGGGCGAAGGCCAGGCGTACACCGTGGGCTCCCAGCAAACCCTCACCAGCGGCATTTCTGGGATGTTCGAGGACGCCGACATCGGAGATCAGATTGTCATCGGCCTCGGGACCGACACTGAGGTCTGGCTCGAGATCGTGTCGGTCACCGTGGGCGGCGGTAGCTGTACCGTCGAGGTGCAGGATATCGACGTCCCAATGTCCAGGAGAGGCGAATCCACTGCCGATTGGGCCTGGGCACGTAAGACCTTCGTCGTCCCGGACGGGGACATTTGGGGAGCCGAGAAGACTCTCGCCGCCGTCGCCGATGGCGCGCCGGTGCCCGCCGCCTCCATGGAAGTGGGGGGAGTGAGTGTCCGCACCGCCAATATCGTGCCGAATGAGGCCCCCTACACGATCCAGGTCACGGCCGATGAAGGATACGGGCAGGCCTGGACTGTCGGCGACAAGCAGGCGATCACGGCAAGCGCCGCGATCTGGTACGACGCCGACGTGGGGAAATACATCGGCCTCGGTGTTGGGACCGAAGATGAGGTCTGGTTTGAGATCGTCGAGGTCCTCTACGGGTGGACGGGCCTCATCGTCGAGGTCCAGAGCATCGACGTCCCAGAGGTCTGGCGCGGAGCGACCCCCACCGCGACCTGGAGCAAGGCAGAGGCCCTCGGCTCCCTCACCGTCGAGGAGGGGCACACGTGGGGCGCCGGCGACGAGCAGACCCTCACCATGAGCAAGAGCCTCTTCGAGACCGCGGACGTGGGGAGCTACGTCTGCTTCGGCCGCGGAGGGGTGAACGAGATCACCTTCGTGATCACCGCGATCGCCGAGGGCGGAGAGAGCGCCACCGTGGTAGCGCAGGACATTGCAGTCCCCGAGGTGTGGCGCGCCGCCGACCCCTCCCCGCACTGGTACTGGGTCCAGCCGACCCGAGAGATCACGCTCGAGGAACACGCGGTCGTGGTCCACGCCGGCATCCCCTACGAGTCCGAGGCCGAGCTGCTCGAGGTCTCCGACGCCACGGGGGACGCCCGCACCCGGCAGAAGCTCGTGACCCGGGTTCTCGTCGAGGTCCAGGAGACCGCGGGCCTCCAGGCCGGGGCCTCCCGGGATGCCTCTGATCCAGAGCTGCACGATCTGATCCGCCGCGAGGTGGCGGACGGCTACACGCGGGCCACGCCGCTTGAATCGGGGCTCTACGAGGTGAGGTGCAAGGGCACCTGGGACAACGGCGGCCGCGCCATCCTGCGCCAGACCGAGCCCCTGCCGGTGACGATTCTCTCCGCGATCCGGGAGGTCCAGCTCGGTGGCAAGTAGACTCCAGATCGTGACGGCTACGGCCGAGCACGCCCGGGACCTCGGGCCTCGCATCCGCCCCGAGGAGCAGCTCGAGGTGTGGGCCTCGTGCCGGATGAATACCGCCGAGGCGCTCCTCTTCTCTCTCCGGGCCTCGGAGGTGGCGGGCACCGTGCTCGTGGACGGCGAGCCCGCCGCTATGTTTGGCGCCGCGCCTGTGGTGGGCTCCGAGAAAACCGCGATTGTCTGGCTCCTCTGCTCGGACCTAATCGAGCGCGTCCCAATGCAATTTTGCCGGGCCTGCCGGACCGAGCTCGGGATCCTCCACCGCCGCTGGCCGGTCCTTCTGAACGCCATCGACGCGCGTTACGCGCGCTCCCTCCGGTGGGCCGAGTGGCTCCGCGGGGTCCTCGGCCCGCCCGTGCCCTTCGGGGCCGCGCTGATGCCTTTCCGCTGGGTGCGGTTCGAGGCGTCGCCCGGCGAAAGCCATGAAAGAGAGGTGGCCTATGGGTGAGGCTATCGCCATCGGTGGAGCGGTCGCCGCGATCGCGGGCATTGGTATCCAGGCCTACGGCGCCTACAAGACAGCGGACGCCCAGGAGAAGGCCGCCGAGGACGCCGCGCGGATCTCGAGGAGTAACCAACAGGCCGCCGAAAAAGCCGCGGCCCAGAGCCTCGAGCGAGGATCATTCGAAGCCGGCCTCATTAGACAGAAGGGCACGAAGCTCGTGGCGGCACAGCGATCCCGGTACGCGGCCGGCGGGATCGACGTGACCGGCGGTAGCGCGCTCGAGGTCCAGGCGGAGACCGCCTACCTCTCGGACCTGGATGCCCGAACCACGGCGCTCAACGCCGCGCTCGAGGCGTGGGGCTACCGCAAGCAGGGGGCCACCTTCTCGGCCCAAGCCGCGGCGCAAATCCGCGCGGGGCAGAACGCCTCCTCCGCCACGCTCCTCGGCGGGGCCGGGAGCGCCATCGGCCAGGGCGCCCAGCTCGTGAATCAGTATCAGCAGGCCCAGTACCAGCGCTCCGCGTACCAGGCGCAGCTCGACGCGCAGACCAAGGGGCAAACGTGAGAGTCCCGACCTACGACGGCCTCCAGGTGGCCCCCGCCGCGCCCTCTCCGGTCTACGACCGATACACGCCCGACGGGCAGGAGCAGGCCGGCGAGGGCTTAGCGCGCTTCGGAGAGGGCCTCGTGCGGGCCGGGACGGCCGCCGTGGCGAGCACGGCGTATCGAGACCCCGCAGAGCAGGCTTCGGCCCGGCTTCGGGACGAAGCCGATCGGACCATGGTCTCCCTGCAGGAATCCCAGCTCCTCGATCGGGTGCAGATCGAGACCGGGAAGGAAAAGGGGATCAAATCGAAGATCGGCGGGGACGCGCTCCCAGAGGTCGACAAGGTCAACAAGAGACTCTCCGACTTCCGCGACGAGCTCGGGGCGAAGCTCGTGGGACAGAAACAGAAGGAGCTCTGGACGATCCGCTCAAGCGCGATCCTTAGGTCCGCTCGGGAGATCGTCGTAGACCACGCCTACAAGCAGAAGGAGGCGGTCGACCAGGCATCCTATGTGACCGCGCAAAAGGGGTGGGCCAATATGGCCTATGAGAACTACTCGTCGCCTACCATCGTCGCGGACGCCGAATCCACCTCCGGCAATAGAGCCTTCAGCGAGGGCCTCCGCCGAGGCCTCGGCGAGGCGGTCGCGCAGGAGATGGCCGCGCAGGCTCGGGCAGACATCGTCAAGCGGGTGGTCCAGGGCTACGTGGACGCGGGCCAGATCTTGGGCGCGCAGCTCTACGCGAAGAGCAAGGCCGCCGTCCTCGGCGACGAGGCGGGCAAGGTGCAGGAAGATATCCTCAAGGAGCTGGCCGTCCAGAACAAGCAGAAGGTCGCCGGCGCCCTGAACGTGCTGCTTCAGACATGGATGGACACGCACAACTCGAAGGACTTCTCGAAGGAAGCCCTCGTCGTGATCCATGACGAGACCATTCCCGGCACCGCCGACGCCCGCGAGAAGCTCGAAAACACAATGAGGCAGGACGTGGAAGCCTGGAAGCGCAAGGCCGCTGGGCTCCCGCCGCCCCCGGGCCAGCTTGCCGCATGGGTCAACTTCAAGGGCCGGCTCGCGACCGACCCAAAGCAATTCACGACCATGGACGCGGATACCTTCCGGCGCGAGGTCCTCTCCGTTATCCCCGAGAACCGACAAGAGGAGGCCTCGGATCGGTGGTCCGCGGCTATCCACGATGGCGGCAAGGTGAAGCTCTATGAGGAGGTGGTCCTCAAGGCCTGCCAGGACGCCAACCGCTGCCCGAAAAAGAGCGCGAACGGGGTCAACGTAAACCAGCCCTCCACCTGGCCGGAGGCGCAACGGCAAACCTTCGAGAAGGCGCTCGAGGTCGCCCACGCGGCGGACACAGAGTATCGGGCGAGCCCTAAGAACCCCAACAAGCTCGCGGCTCCGGAGAGCGAGATACAGAAGCGGATGACCGCTGTCTTCACTGAGGGTGAGGTCCCGGACACAATGTTGGGGTGGAGCGTCAACCGCTCAAAGACCTATGCCGAGGCCTTGGCCGAGGGCAAGGCGGACGAGTGGAAGGCCCCGCCGATGCCCGTCGAGAAAGGGCTCGAGATCCGGAAGATGATGGCGGGCAGGACGCCGCCGATCCCCGCGTGGCCTGAAAACGTGGAGGGTTTCTGGCGGATGAGCTTCACCGGCAAGGCTCCCAAGATCCGCTGGGAGCCAATGTCCGCCCCCGCCGGAAAATACATATCGAGGCCCGCGCCCGAGCCCTCGGCCGAAGAGAAGAGCACGCCTGCGCCGAGGGCGATCCGCACGTCGCCTTCAGGCTTGCCGATAGGCACGACCGCCGCGGAGATGGCCGGACAAGCCGCCGGCGAGCGAGCGCAGGGCTCCGCCGACCCGACTTCAGGGGTTCCGCGTGGCGCCACCATGGCGGACCTGGTGGCGCGCGAGAAGGCCGCCAAAGTGAAGGTGGTCCCATGAGCACGGACTGGGACGCCCTCGCCGACGAGGCGCTCGAGCTCGAATCCGGGGTGGGTAGCGTGGAGACACTCCCTCCGCTCGCGCCCGTGGCGAGCCCAGCAAAGCCCCCTGCCCCGGCCGCTCCCTCTCCCTGGGATGCCCTCGCGGACCAGGCCATCGCCGCGGACGAGGCCGCCCAGGAGCAGGAGGTCGGCCAGCTCCGTTGGCTCGAAAAGAACAACGTCCGCGACCCCGAGCAGGCCGGCGAGCTCCTCCGGTACTCCGCCGCCGCCAGGCTCCCGATAGACCAGGTGGCGCTCGACCTGCCCGCGGTCAAGCGCAACATCGACGCGCAGCAGACGGACTGGGACCGCGTCTATCGGGAGAACCCGGTCGTGGCGCAATTCGCCCGCCAGCCCGGGATCATGCCGCTTGTGAAGGACGACTGGGCCAACCTCCCATGGTTCGAATGGGGCATGAAAATGCCCTTCCGCGTCGCGCTGGACGCGACGAAGGCGCTCGAGACCACGGCCCGGCAGATCGGGGAATACGAGGGGTGGGGCTCGGAAGAGAACCGCCAGCGGATCCGCGAGCTCGAGGTCTCCCAGGCGAAGGACTACGGAGCGAATTCGTTCTTCGCAAAGGCCTGGATTGGGCTCCCGAAGATGGCGCCCTTCATTCTCGGGGACCTGGCCGCCCGTGTCGCCGGCGGGGCCGCGGGCGCCCTGGCGGGCCCCGGAGGCCTCGTGGCCGGCCAGTATTCCGGCTCCGCTCTCTTCAACTATTATCAGTCAATAGGCCCCCTCTACTGGCAGCTCATCCAGATCCCGGGCATGACTGAGGACAAGGCGCGCTGGCTCGCCCGCGGAGCAAGCACGGTCACCGCGGGACTGATGGCGGGCTTCTTCCAGAAGGCCTCCTCGGCTATCCCAGGGGTCAAGAGCGCCCTCGAGAAGGCCGGCGCCCTGACCGTCCAGAAGGCCCTCACGAGCGCCACCGTGCCCGCGGCATTGGGACAGGGACTCAAACAGTGGGGCAAGCACGAGGCCGTGGGCGCGAGCCTCATGGCAGCGCAGAGCGCGATCAACCAGGCCGCGCTCGAGCTCGGGAAGGCGCCGGGTCCTTGGTCGGAGTCTTACGGGTTCGAGGCGGACCCCGGAGAGGTGTTCCGCGCCGGGCTCGAGGGCCTCAAGACCGGCGCCACCGATATGCTGCTCTTCTCTGCCTCGGGCCCCGGCAAGGCCTTCCTCAAGGAGCTCGGCCGGATTCACAACTCCGAGGTGAATTATTCGCGGGTGCTCGCCCTCTCCGACGCGGCGCAGGCCTCGACGGCCATGCAACGGTTCCCGCAAGGGGTCCGCGAGCTCATGGCCGAGCTCAAGCAGACCGAGGGCGCGGTCCAGGACATTCACTTCGACCGGGAGCGCTTCAACGCGCACTGCGAGAAGCTCGGCCTCGACCCAGGCGAGGTGTGGGCGGGGCTCCTCGGCGACGAGGGCAAGGCCTACCAGGAGGCCACGGAGACCGGCGCCGAGACGCTCACCGTGCCCGTCGAGCTCGCCCTCGAGAAGATGGCGCGGAGCGAGGCTTTCCGGGACTTCTTCCGCACCGAGGGCAGGATCGAAGCGGACGGCATGACGGGCCGCGAGCTCGCCGAGCTCCACCAGAAGATGGACGAGGCCGCGAAGGTCCCCGTCGAGAAGCTCGAGGAGCCCTCACGCAAGGTCTACGACGACGTCTTCCAGAAGGCGCGCGAGGCCGGCCGCGGAAAGGCGGAGAGCGACGCGAACGCGAAGATCACCGTGGCATGGTTCGACTCCCTCGCCAAGCGGCTCACCGAGCCCACCGACCCCTGGGAGCTTTACTCGCGGTTTGTGCTCAGAATTGGCCGAGGTGATCACACCGAGGCGGGCGCCCTTGCGCAGAAAGAGGCGGCGCCAGGCAATCGAGCCATGGATCAGGCCTACGCCACGGCGGAGGCTTCCTATCTCAACTACCCGGAGGCGGAAAGGAAAGGACTGCAGTCCCGAGACTACTTTATCGACCCGACCACCGAGCTTCTGGGCGAGCAGGCCCTCCGAGACCTACCGGCCGACCCCAACCGCCCCATGGTCGGGATCCTTACCTTCCCGTTCAAAAAACCCATCAATGACATAGGAGGCCACGAGTCCCTGGACGCCCTATTCGCCGACGTGGGGCGCGTGCTCCACTCTATCGATCCGGATATCGCCAAGGTCGGAGGAGAATTCGTCGTCCCTCGCCTCAAGGATGAGGCGACGCTGAAGGAGATGATCTCGACGGCCAAGAAGGCACTCGCCGCCGAATTGCCCCCGGAGGTGCTTGCTGAATTCGATCTTACCGGAGTCGCCGTCAATCGAGAGAAGGACCATAGGGCGACCGTCTACGCCGCGCAAGACGCTCTCAAAGAACATATTGAAAAGCGTAGAACGACTCCGGACGAGGCGGGCAAGCTCTGGCCTGGCCGCGAGCAACGCCCAGGGTTCGACGCCGCCGCCGTCGAGTTCAAAGGAAAGAAGGGACGCGCGGCAATCCCTGACGAGCTTCGAGCACTCCACGCTGGCCTGGACGAGAAGCAAGCGGCGCGAAAGATATTCCTCAAGCCGAACGGTTGTTTGACGATGGCAGGCTGGGAACGTCAACCGGAGATGCCTGTCTATGCCTCCTTCGACCTGCGCGCCTTCGGCGAGACTGACAAAAGCCTGGGCCATGTTGCAGCCGATGAAATCAACGAATCCTTCGGCGCGCTGGCCGTTGAAATAGGAGGAGACAAGTTCGTCATAGCCAACCCTTCCGGAGATGAGTATCGGGTCGGGGGACAAAATGAGGCCGAATTGCGGGCCTTTCTCGATGTTTTAGGCGAGGAGGCCATCAAGATCGAGCGCGCCTATCGAACGAAGAGCGGTGGAATAGTCGCCCAAAATGGGGTATTCTTTACGTATGGTGTCGCAAAATCCTTCCACGATGCAGACAAAGTCGACCTCCCCCGAAACAAAGCCGAGCTCGGTAAAGCAGGACGAGGCAAGGAATGGTTTGCTTCCCATATCGGAGTGGTCCCCCGAGAACGATCCGATAGTTGGCTTAGAGATGCTGAGTTACGACGGGATCGTGCTCTGGCGCAAAGGCGAACAGGTCTTACCGGGCGAGGTAGCGCAAAGGATGAAGGAAGCCTATCGCGCGACCCACTCCGAGAAGTAGCAGAGACCGAAGGTTTCCCCCTCGCAGACCTCGGACCCGGGAAAGTAAAGCTCCCGCAAGGCGACCGAGGCTCGATCAGCTTCGCCCTGCCTGGTAGCACGACACCCCGTGAATTCCGGATCAGTCTTTTCGCGACCGCGAACCAGTCGACCCTCACCCACGAGCTCTCCCATTTCTTCGCCGAGGTCCTCGGCGACGTCGCCTCGACTGAGACAGCCTCGCCCGACCTGATCGCAGACTACGACGCCCTACTCAAATGGATGGGCCACGCCTCCCACGAGGAGCGCACGGCCGCGACCCGCGAGCGGGTGCAGCTCGCCGCCCTCGTCGAGAAGACCCCCGAGCAGGCCGCGCGGCTCAAAGAGCTCGCTTCCCGTGAGGAGCGCTTCGCCTTCGCCTGGGAGCAGTACCTCGCCGAGGGCAAGGAGCCCGCGGAGCCGGGGCTCGCCGGGGTGTTCGCGCTCTTCTCCCGCTGGATGGTCAAGATCTACAAGGGGTTGCAGTCCATCGCCCCGGCCATGCGCGGGGTGGAGGGCGTCAAGGAGTCCTACCGCAAGGAATACGGGCGCGAGATCGAGCTCTCGGACGACGTCCGGGCGATCTTCCACCGCCTGCTCACCGCCGAGGACCGGGCCGAGGAGGCCCGCAAGGAGGCCGGACAAGACGCCTGGCAGTGGCTCCGGGAGCGCCTCTCCCCCGAAGAGCAAGCCGAGTACGATCGCGTGGTGACCGACCACCAGGACGAGGCCCGGCGCCAGCTCGTCGCTCGACTGGCCGCCGACAAGAGCGGCGCCGCCTCCATGTTCCTTGACGAAGAGCGGTCTCGACTCAGAGGTGAAGCCGAGGCCGAGCTCGCCGACAAGGCACCTTGGCGGGCTCTCCGTCTCCTCTCCGCCGGAGAGATGCGCCTCGCGGACGGCTCGGTGGTCTCTTCGGCGGCGCTCCCGGAGCCCTTTCGCCTGGCCGATGGCCGGGCCCTCAAGATCGACTGGGCCGCCGCGAAGAAGGTGCTCGGCCTGGCCGCGATCGAGCGCCTGCCCGAGGGGATCTTCACCTCCCGGGGCGGCGCGCACCCGGAGGAGGTGGCCTCCCTGCTTGGCTACGCCTCGGCTCACGCCATGGCCGAGGACCTCGCCAAGGCCAACAAGGCCGCGGTGGAGGCCGCGGCGCCGCTCTCCGTGGAGGACCCGGCTCGCCTGCCACGCACCATCAAAGACCCTTACGGCGCCTACCTCGAGGCCGAGGTCTCCCGCCGGCTCACCGAGCTCTTCGGGCCGTCTCTCATCGACGATCCAGGGCGCCTGGGCGAGGAGGCCCTCTCGGCCGTGCACACGACGAAGGCCGCCCGGAAGCTCCTGCTCGAGCTCCGACACCTCACCCGGTTGATGGACCCCTCCCAGTCCCCCCGGATGCGCCAGGTGGACCTGGCCAAGCTCAAGGAGCACGCGGAGCGCCTGATCGACGAGCGGAAGATCCGGGACCTCCAGCCGAATTCCTTCCTCCGGTCGGAGCGCGCCCAGGCGCGGAAGGCGCTCGAGCTCGCCGCCGACGGGGACCTCCAGGGCGCCTACGACGCGAAGGAACTCCAACTCCTCAATCAGCTCCTCTTCGATTCGGCGAGAAAGAAGCTCGAGCGCGCGGAGAAACTGGCGGCGCGCCTCGGGAAGACCGGGGAGGAGGCCTGGCGCAAGGCCTTGGGCAAGGCCTCGCCCACCTACCGGGACGTCCACGACTCCTTGCTCGAGGCCCTCGGCCTCAAGGAGCCGGAGCGGGGCGAGCCGCAACCGCGTCAAGGAATTGACGCCCTCCTCGTGAAGATGCTCCAGGACGCTTCCGGAGCGTCCGTGGAGCGCGTGGCCGACCCCCGGACCGGCGCCGAGCTGGAGCGCCTCGTCGCGGACAACTGGGACTCCGAGCTCGTCCGGGACATCCTCTCCAGGCCCCGAGACCACAAGGAGCTCACCCCCGCCGAGCTCGAGGAGGTCCAGGCCGCGGTCAAGAACATCCGGAAGATGGCGAACGCGGACAATGAGGTCACCATCGCCGGCAAGCGTGCCGAGCGGACCGCCCTCCTCGAGGAGGCCGCGCGGGAGGCCGCCGCGAACCTGCCCGAGCAACCCGCCATCCCCCGGGACGAGCTCGCCGGCGGGGCCGGGAAGAAGGCCCTGCGCGACCTGCGCCTCAAGGTGCAATCGTGGGACGCGAACCTCCTCACCATGGAGACCATGGTCGACATGCTCTCGGGAGGGAAAAAGGACACCGTCTTCCGTCGGCTCCTCGTGGACGGCTACCAGGAGGCCCGCAGGAAGAAGGAGGAGCTCTCCTCTCGATACCTCACGCGGATCACCGACCTCTGGGAGAAGCTCCCCAAGGCCATGCGGGCTCGGCGCTACGAGACGGTGGACCTGTCCGGAGAGCTCCCGATCCCGGACTCCATCGAGACCCTGGGCGAGGGGCCCTCGACCCGCACGCAGCTCTGGATGATCGCCCTCAACATGGGGAACCGCGGGAACAAGCAACGCTTGCTCGATGGCTACCAGTGGACCGAGGACCAGGTCATGCGGGTGCTCAAGCGGGAGCTCTCGGCCGAGGAGTGGAAGTGGGTGCAAGGCGTGTGGGACTCGCTCGAGGACCTCTACCCCGAGATCGCCCGCGTGCACGAGGAGGCCACGGGGCTCAAGCCTGGCAAGGTGCTGGCCACGCCCGTTGTCGGGACCGCGGCCGGGGACCTCAGAGGAGGCTACTTCCCCGCGCGCTACGACCCCCGGATCCCCTCGCTCGGCTTCCAACAGACGGAGAGCCAGATCGCGGGGCTCTTCGCCCCGGGCTACCGCCGGCCGGTGGTTCAGCATAGCCATTCCAAGAAGAGGGCCGTGAAATTCACGGACGTGGTCTCCTTGGACTGGTCCGTCCTCCCCTCGCACGTCGCGCAGGTCCTCCACGACATCTCCTTCCGGGAGTACGTGCGGAACACGGCGACGATCCTCCTAGACAAGCGATGGCAATTCCTCGCCCAGCGCTACCTCGGCGAGGAGCGCGCGAAGCAATTCGTTCCCTGGCTCCAGGCCGTGGCGAACGCGCAGGCGGACGCGGTCCCCGCGCACCTGGCGAAGGCCTCGAGCCTCTTGAGCTGGATGAAGAACCGCGCCGCGGCGCAGGCAATCGGGCACTCCATTGGCGTGGCCCTCGGCGACCTCTCGAACCCCTTGCTGGCCGCCGCCTCGGGCGAGGTCCGCCCGCGCTATCTCGCCCTCGCCACCGCGAAGATGGCCTCGGACTTCAGGGGCGCGCGGAAGATGGCGCTCGAGGCCTCCCCCGAGCTGCGCCACCGGGCGAGTGACTACGCGCAGAAGCTCCGGCTCCAGCTCGGGCTCATGGGAGGCTCTCCGGGCCTCGAGAACCCCACCCTCCGGGCCGTCCGGGAGAGCGCTTACTTTTTCATGGAGCAGACGGACAAGCTCACGGCCACGCCGATCTGGCTCGCCAAATATCACCAGGCCCTCGGCGAGGGCCGCGCGGACGCGGACGCCGTGAAAGACGCGGACGCCACGGTCCGCAAGCTCTTCCCCGCGCAGGCGGACCCGGAGAAGGCCGCGTGGCTGCGGGATCACCGGGGCATGGCCTCCTTGCTCATGTTCTACGGGTTCATGAACAAGGTCTACAACCTTAACCGCTTGTACGTCCACGACGTATACAAGGAGTGGAACGACGAGGCCGCGACCCCCGTCTCGAAGGCCACCGCGGTAGCGAAGGCCACGGGAAAGCTCCTCGCCACGGCCATGGTCGTGGGCGCCGCCTCGGAGTTTTTGAGCGGTCGAGGCAAAGAGGATGACGAGACCTGGGAGGAGTGGCTCGCCCGCAAGACCCTGGTCTCTCCTCTCTCCACCGTGCCCTTCGTGGGCCAGGCCGTCGAGGGAGTCTTCTTGCGGAAGCAGATCTCGATCAGAAACGCCCCTGCCCTCTCCCTCATGCAGAGCGCGGCGCAGTCCGTCCAGCGGCTTCTCAAGGCCGCGGAGGCGGGGGACGCCGACGCCGCGAAGACCGCCTGGGACACGGTCGAGCTCCTCGGCCTCGCCGCCGGCATCCCCACCCGCCAGCCAAGGAAGACCCTCGAGTATCTCGGTGGCGTCGCCTCCGGCGCGGAGAGCCCCCGCGGGCCCGGGGACGTGGTCGGCGGGGTGATCTACGGCAAGCGCAAGGCGAACCCCGCAAACCTCGGGACCGTATCGCAGGACCTCATTGACCGCGTGACTGGAGCCTCTCCATGACCCTTGAATCGACCACTCGATCAATCGACTACACCAGCGGGACAGAGCTCTCCGTCACCTTCCCGTTCTTCGAGGATACGGACCTTGTGGTCACGGACGACGACAACGCCGGCACCGTGACCACGCTCTCCATGGGGGAGGAGGCGGACTACGTGGTCTACGGAGCCGGCAACCCCCTCGGCGGGGCGGTTACGCTCGCCTCGGCCATCACCGAGGGCCACACGGTGACGGTCTCCAGGACCGTGCCCCTGACCCAGGAGACCGACTTCCGCAACTCAGGGAGGTTGCTCCCGAGCACAATCGAGGACGCGCTCGACAAGACCACGATGGCGCTCCAGCAGCTCGATAGTGGCGTGGTCACGGCCGAAGCGGAGCTCGCCTCGATATCAGGGACCGTAGCTTCGTTGACGGCCGCCGTCGAGGTGCTGACCTCCGGCTTCGGGTCGAGTCTCGAGGAGCTGATTGCCGAGGCCGTGGCCGCATACATGGAGGAGCACCCCGCCGGCTCGGGCTCGTGCCGAACGGTCTGGTTTCTGGATTACTGGGACGGCGACCTGACGGGGACGGCGGACGCCACCTCCGCCGTGCAGGAAGCAGTGGTCGCCGCCAAAGTCCT